CCGGTCGAGTTGATGTCGAGGTACCACTTGCGGTTCAGCGTCACTGGACCCAGAGGCACCTTGATGGTAACTGCCATAGCAGACTCCCCTTACTGGCGGTTTGCGGACGGCCGGTAGACCGTGACGTAGTAGTTGGCTGTGTTCATCCACCGCTCGTTTACGTCTTGGCCGAGCGAGGCTGCTGAGTTTCTGAGGCACTGAACGACGTAGACACCCGTCGACAAGGTGACCGCTCGTGCTCCGTGCAACAGATTGAAGATTTCATCCGCAAGATCATCGGAGGGCCGTTTGTCCTGGCCCCCGCACCTACAGATCACTTGGACGCCGAGCACCGAATCCGACAGCGAAGGATCGTCTGACACTCCGTAGGCCTGCAGCGTGACCACGTTGTCGGGAGACTGCGTGAGCTTTCCGAGCGTAATTCCCGTCGACAACGGGTCATACGCCCCCGTAGGGCTCCAGGACAGTCCGATGCCGGATCCTGCAAGAAGAACCGCGAGTCCTGTGGTGAGATTGGTTTCGAAGTCGCTCACGCCTCAACCGCCTTCGCTATCTCAGAAGCCACGAGCTTCTTGCCAACGCCTTGAGAACTGTTGACAGCGTTCTCCAGGAACTTGGCTCCACGACCTGGACGGCTGAAGTGGAAGCCTACCCCTTCATGGATCCAATGAGCGTACACACAGTCGTAGGAGACCTCTTGAATGAGGACGCCTGGCACCGGAGGCACGACTCTGCCTGAGTGCATCAGCGTGCCACCATCCGGAGCGATCGGAACGTGTTTGGTGGACCTGGCCAGGACCTCTTCGGCCCACAGGTACAGGCCTCGAGCGGCACCCGCTTTGGCTGCCTTCGAGGCTTTCGCTATGTCGAAGTGGACCGTTCCCTTGATCATGTGCACGACACCTTGTAGTAGAGGACCGTGTTGCGCGTCACGAACGCTTTCAAGTCGATCACGAAGCTGATCAGACCGTTATAGGTGATGCGAGACTCAGGCGGCAGGCTCGGGCCGGTGTCCGCTGCGACAAGCAGGGCATAGGTTGAGACCACTTCCTCACCGTTAGAGTCACGCATCAACTCTGTGGTCGGGTCTATGTTGCAGACGACGTCGACTGGATCGGCGTACACGGGTCCCACGGCGCTTTCGCCTAAGTAGGTCTCTGCGCTGACAATGGCGCCCATGGTGTCTGCGATTCTCGACTCGACCATAGCTATCTGAGCCTGTGACAGGCCTGGATTGTTCATCGCTGTACGTTGTCGAGGTCGTAAGAGTACGGATCCTCGCGCACCATAGTGGCCTGGCCGCCCTTGTGAGTGCTCGGAGTACCGAACCGGGTACGCCAGTCAGTAGCCTGCTCCTGGTACGCTTCCGTGATCTTGGACAGCTTCGCTTCCATGCCGGAGCCAGCCTCGAAGTCGGTGTGGTTGGCCCACCTGGCTGCCAGCGTCTCAAAGCCAGCCGCGACAGCACGCTGCCAACTGCCTTCGATTGCTACCAGTCCCACAATCTCCGAGTCCTGGAAGTTGCCATCACCCGGCAGAGGACCCGATCCGTCGACGGTGTCGCCCAGGTAGAAGCGGACGAGATCCAACGGAGTCTGAAGCTCTCCTTCATAGGTGATGGTCATGATCAGAGAGCCTTCGCGACGACGAACACCCGCACCGGCAGGTTCGGGTTGGCAGCCGACCATGAGATGGCTACGTTGTCGTTCAGAGGAATCTCGCACATGAAGGGGTGCGTGCCGTCGTCGGTTGAAGCCGCGCCCAGGATCGTGTTCTCCGAGACGCGGGGGTAGTACCAACCCGACGCCTTGACGCCTGTCAAGGAGAGGATCGGCTGAACCGGCACGTTCTGCGTCTGGATGACCGTGTCCAGCGTCGCAGCCTGGCCAGGGTCGTTGTCGATGTAGACAGCGAGAATCTCGCCGTCAATCGGCCCAACGATGGCTGTGGCTACAGCGGCACCAGCGGCGCCCACCGGAAGGATCGGACCCGTGTCGAAGATGCGGACGTGTTCCATGTTGCACCGCCCGCTTAGGCCAGGATACCGAAAGTGGTGAGAGCCGTGATGATGCTGTTCACGGCCGTCGCGATCTGAGCCGTGGTGGCCGTGCCGGTGTTCAAGGCGCCGATCGCAGCCGCTTCCGCTGCCGCACTCGGCACGATGGCCAAGAGGGCGTGAAGTTTCGCGATATCCGCCTCGACCACGCCCGACCCATGGAGAGCGTTGAGCTCCGCGGCCGTCGCGGTCAGGCCTACAATCCCGCCGGGTCCGAGGGCGTTGATCTGCGCCGCGGAGACGGTGATCGGGACGCCGAGGATGGCGAGCTGTTCTGT